AGGGCCGCAGGGCGCGCAGGGTGTGAAGGGCGACACCGGCGCGCAAGGTCCGACAGGTGCGCAGGGACCCACCGGGCCGAAAGGCGCGACCGGCGCGAAGGGCGACACCGGCGCGACCGGCCCGCAGGGCAAGGGGTTACAGATCCTCGGCTACTATGCAACGCTCGATGCGCTAACTGCCGCCGTCACAAGCCCTGCTGCCGGGGATGCCTATGGCGTCGGCACGGCGGAACCTTACAATATCTACGTGTGGGATGGCGTTGGCAACACGTGGGTGAACAACGGCACAGCGGTCGGCGTGGAAGGGAATTATCTGGCGAAGGAAAACCCCACCGGTACAGGAGACTTGACATTGCTTCGCTGTAATCGGGTTACAATAAGCACCTATGCTCCGGAAGAGGCCACCGGGGAAAATTCTTTTTTGTTCGGCAATTCCGAGGCTTATGCCGCCTCCGGGAGAGAATGTGTAGCGTTCAATGGAGACGCACGCGCAAACTACTCTTTTACAGCGGGCGGCGTTGTCGGGAAATATGCAGACTATGGCTTTGCTGGCCCGGACTCATCCGTTTACGGTTCGAACTCCACTGCGTTTGGTATATTAAACTCGGTTGAGGTAGCGGGACAAACTGCGATTGGTGCATATTGTATTGTGGAAGCGAAAACAAAAAGGCGACTCCCATCGTACACTAATCGAGAGGGATCGTGGTGCGGTAAGAATCTATTCGTAATCGGCAATGGTACGGGGTGGAGTGAAAGACATAATGCGTTTGAGGTGGATTGGGACGGAAACGTCTGGGCGCAGGGCAGTCTGGAGGGCACCGCGCTGATCTTAAAGTCCAGCACGGCGGGATCGGAAAAGCGGTTTGTGATCAGGGTCAATGACGAAGGCCAACTGTCGGCACAGGACATTGACACACTGAATCTTGTGATGACGGTGAACGTGCCAAGCGGGAAAACGCTGTCGGCTGTAAAGGATCTTTACACCGAAGAGGAAATCACAGCGATTTCCGGGCAGGAGAAGCAATATCCTGTGAAATACGGACGCTCGTATTATGTGGAATATTCGTATCAATACTCTGGCCAGACGTACACTGGGAGAAAACTGGTATGCAATGTGACAGACAACATTACTGTGAACATTTGACGGCCTGATCGGGACAGGCATAAAAAACCGCCATTCGGCGGAAATTGACAAGGCGGCATTTTCACGCCGGGAAAGGAAGTAAGAAATGGACGATGGAATTGATGGAATTCAGGCAAAGATCGTGGAGATCGAGCAGCGATCCAAGAGCAACACGCACCGCATCAACGACTTAGAGGAGGACAACCGGGCACTGCATCAGTTGGCGACCTCGGTAGAGGTGCTGGCGACGAAGCAGGAGACGATTGAGGCCAATATCAGCGAGATCAAAGACGATGTCAAGAGCCTCAAGGCCATTCCTGGCGGAAAATGGGAGGCGCTGGTCAAGACCATTCTGACGGCTCTGGCGGGCGGACTTGTGGCCTATGCGTTATTCAGATTGGGGTTGAGCTGACATGCCGGGGAATATTCTGAGCGCGGACACGCAGTTTCCGAACTTTGCGGGGCAGGAAAGCCCCGCAGAGCAGATCAGGACGATCCGAAATTACCTCTACATGCTGCTGGAACAGCTGCGGTATACGCTGAACAACCTCGACGCCGGGAACTTCAACACCGAAGGACTGAAAGAGATTCAGGATGCGATCTCGCAGCCGATTTTGAAGCAGCTCTCTGACACGGACGGGAATCTCGCAGAGCTTCAGTTTACGGCGGCGGGCCTCGCCTCCCGCGTGAGCAGCAACGAGGGCGATATTTCGCAGCTGGAGCAGACGGCGCAGGGACTGAGCAGCCGCGTCGGGGATGCGGAGGGCAATATCTCGTCCTTGCAGCAGACCGCGAACGGGCTTTCTTCCAGAGTGTCCAGCGCCGAAGGGAATATCTCTTCCCTTCAGCAGACCGCGAACGGGCTTTCTTCCCGCGTGAGCAATGCAGAGGGGAGCATTTCAAGTCTGAGCCAGACGGCCAGCGGACTGGAGACGCGCGTTGCAAACGCCGAAGGGGCCGTCTCCACGGTGAGCCAGAAGGTGAACGGCGTGACCGTCACGACCGGGTACGGACAAACCTTCTTGGCGGGCGACCGGATCGTCATGTCATCGAACGTCAACAACTACATGGCGATTGGGGCGAATGGCCTCGAAGTGTGGATCAACGGTATGATGAAGGCCCTGATTGGGCAGACATACGGAGCGGACAACTATTCTGTGATCCTCGGCAACACAAATCCGGCAGTCGTTCAGAAGATTTATGACGGCAGCAATCTGATGTGGGTCGGAAACGAGGCAAAAACGTGCGGAATTATGTTTAATTTCAGCGCTGGAACATATCAATTCTATGGAACGAAGGTGGGAACATGAGTTTTACACTACCGGCAATGAGCTATGCGGACGGCATCAAGAAGTTTTCGACGGTGCAGTTTGGCGGATATAACCACAATTTAGGCTATGGCGACGGGACGATCTGGGACGAGAAGAACATGACGAGCGATCTCTTCCCGATCCTCTCCCCCAGAAAGGCCCGGTATCTGCGGAGGACTTTGACAGCGTTTCATGGGATGTACGCCCACGACGGACTTTACTATGTGGATGGGACGACGCTCTATCTTGACGGGGCAGCAAAGCTGACCGGTCTTTCAGACACGGAGAAGGTCATGGCGAACCTCGGGGCCTATCTGGTGATTTTGCCGGACAAGGTGTGGTACAACCGCCTCGACGGAAGCCACGGGAACATTGAGCAGAGCGTGTTGAACAAGGCATGCACCATCAAAAACGGAACGTATGGCGGCGAGGCCGCCGACGCAAACACCATTGTGTGTGACAGCGTAAACTTCGAGAATTACTTCAAGGCCGGGGATGCGATCTCCATCACAGGTGCGACAAAGCATCCTGAGAACAACACCGGCGAGGGCGTCTATCTGGTCGTCCGGGAGGTGGACGGGCATGAGCTGCGGTTCTATGAGAACACGTTCACCATTGCTGAAAACGGCGACACGGAGACGTTGAGCTTCAAGCGCGAAATGCCGGATCTGGAGTTCCTCTGCGAGAACGAAAACCGGCTGTGGGGCTGCAAGGGAAACACGATCTACGCCTCGAAGCTGGGCGACGTGAGAAACTGGAACGTGTTTGACGGACTGGCCTCGGATTCCTACGCGGCGAGCGTGGGCAGCGAGGGTGATTTCACAGGATGTGTGAGCTATCTCGGCTATCCCTGCTTCTTCAAGGAGGAATCCATCTACAAGGTCTACGGCTCGAAGCCGAGCAACTTTCAGGTGATGGGAAGCGCAAATCTCGGCGTGGCGAAGGGCAGCGGACAGAGTCTCGCGGTCGCTGGGGAGACGTTGTTCTATCTGTCCCGCGCGGGGATCGTGGCCTATTCGGGCGGAATACCGCAGAACATTTCCGCCGCGTTCGGCACAGACCGGTATCAGAACGCCGTGGGCGGCTCTGACGGGCGGAAATACTACGTCAGCATGAAAGGCTCTGACGGCTGGCGCATCTTCGTGTATGACACGGAAAAGAGCATGTGGAACGCCGAGGACGGCACAGAGGCGCAAGGCTTTGAATGGAGCGGCGGCGAGCTTTACATGGCGGCGGGCGGGAAACTCTGGGTATGCGGAAATCCGATCTCCGCGACGGGGGTGAAAGAGGATTCCGTTTCTGCTATGGTGGAGTTTGGGGATTTCATTGAGAGCAGTCCGAATAAAAAGGGACACGGGAAGGTGCAGATCCGCGTAGAGCTGGAGGCCGGGGCGGAACTGAGCCTTTCCCAGCAGTTTGACAGCAATGGGACGTGGGTCTTGGTGAAGAAGCTGACGGCGACTGCGAAGCGGAGCTATTACCTCTCTACCCTGCCCCGCAGATGCGACCATTTCAAAATCAAGCTTGAAGGAACCGGCGTATGGCGGCTTTATTCGCTGGTGCGCGAGAGCTACATCGGCAGCGAATTATAAGGAGGCGAACTATGGCAAGACTGAAACAATATGACGAACAGGCGCTGATCGACCGCAGTCAATACGGCGGGAGCACCTTTGACCAGCAGCATTTTACAGACGATGAGCTGCGCGCGGCGGCACAGGCCAGAGAAGCCTATCGCACCGGCCAGACCGACATGAAAAGCGCACATGATTTCGTGGAAGGTATCCGCAGCAAGTACGGCTATTCCGGCGGCGGGAACGGCAGCCAGTATAACAAGATCAGCTACACCCAGCAGACCAACCAGTGGAACGACACAATCAATGCGCTGTGGGATCAGGTCAACGGTTACGGCCCGTTTCAGGATACGCGGGAAAAGCCGACGTATTCCAACCGGTATGACCAGCAGATCAATGACCTCTTGCAGCAGTATGTGAACCGGGGAAAATTCAGCTACGATTACAAAAACGATCCGCTGTATGCAAATTACCGGAAGCAATACCAGCGAGAGGGCCAGAGGGCCACACAGGACGCGCTTGCGGAAGCTGCGGCGGCGTCCGGCGGGATTCCGTCGAGCTATGCGGCGAGTGCGGCGGCACAGGCACAGAATTACTACGCTTCTCAGATTGCCGACAAGATCCCGGAGCTGGAACGGCTGGCCTATCAGAAGTATCTGGACGACGCGAACTTGCAGCAGAGCAAGATCAGCGCGCTTCAGGGGCAGGAACAGCTGGACTATGCGAAGTACATTGACGCGCTCGGCCAGTACAACACAGACCGGAACTTTGATTACGGCGTGTATTCTGACCGCTACAACCAGATTGCGAACAACCTCGGCCTCGCGGCCAACCAGCAGAGCACGCAGTATTCGATGGAGACGGCGGCGCAGGGCGACGCGCTGGATCGTGTGCAGAACTTCTTAAAGGCCGGCGGAAAGCTGGCCGATCTCGATGCGACCCTGATCGCACGTTCCGGCTTGACACCCGCAGAGCTGAAAACCTACGAGGCGTACTACGCGAATCAGCCTTCTGGCGGCACCGGCGGTTCTGGCGGAAGAGGCGGAAGAGGCGGAAGCGACGGCAGCGAAGAAGAAACAACGCGGCAAACCGGCAAGGGCTATATTGACAACACCTACAACAGAGGCGGCGCGGGCGGCATCCAGTCGAAGACCTATGACCAGCTGAAGCGCGGCATGTATGAGTGGATCGCATTGGGACGGAAAGACAAGGCGTATGAACTGTTTCAGGGCATTGTCCATCAGCTCAATCTTGGCAATTCGAAGGGCAAAAAGCAGTATAACGAATTGGCGAGCATCCTGAACGATGCAGGATTTGGAATTCCGTTGGAATAAGGAGGCACTATGGCAAAGTGGAAACGGAGCGGCGCGGATGCTCTGCGGGAATATGAACAGTCCAGCAACTATGTCGGAAGCATCGGCGTAACACCACTGAATGAAAGAAGCACGTCTGAGGCCGGAGGAAAGTGGAAGCGGAGCGGGGCTGACGCGCTGCGCGAATATGAGCAGTCCAGCAGCTTCCCGCAGACCCTTCAGGTGCGGAAATATAACGCGGAAGATCGGAACTATGACCAGTTCGCGGCTGAAAGGTACTCCGCGCAGGTGAACGCGCAGCGCCGTGACACGAACCGGCACTATCAGGAACAGGTCAACGCAGCGGCACAGGCTTTTGACAATTACCGCCGTTACAGTTCGTCCGGAGCGGCCAAGAACGCGGCACATCAGAACTATGAAGATGCAAAGTACCGGCAGGAACTCGCCCGGCAGCAGATGAGCGGGAGGCGGCTGACAGAAAGCGAGAAACATTTTCTGGAGAACCCGCGAAACATTGACCCGGACAGAGCGGCACGGGAAGAAGCGGCGAAGGAGCGTGCCTCCCTGCCGAAGCTGGAGAACGAAACAGAGGAAATGCGGCGGCAGCAGATCCTGGGCAGGCAGTCCGAAGACCTCCAGAAGCAGATCGACGCGCTGACGCAGCAGGAAGAGGAACGGCGCAAGAACACCAGCCTGTGGGAGAAGATCGGGCGCGCACTCTCCCCGATCCGCTCGTTCCGGCAGGAAGAGAACGACGCAGAGGATGCTATTTCCAAACTACAGGAGCGGAAAGCCGAAGTCGACCGGCAGTATCAGATGGACGCGAACCAGTACAAGGTCTATCAGACATATCAGAAATCGGAGCGTCCGGAAGCGTACACAGCGGAGAATGTCGGAAATTACAAGCAGCGTCTGGCGGCACTGGCGAGCGTCTACGGGACGTGGACAAAGGAGCAGGAGCAGGAGGCGAAGGAAGCCATTGGAACGCAGAGCGGCGGGACGGGACTTCTGAGTGCAGAGAAAAACGTCTGGGCGTTTGCGCCGTATCAGGAAGCCGTGCGCAAAAACGACACGGAATCTGCCCGGCAGTGGGAGCAGATCTACAACGCACTCTATACGCGGCTTTACTCCGGACAGGAAGCTGTCACAAGTGGCCTGATGCAGGGCCTTGGATTTGAGGCGCTTGGAGACGTGCTGCTTCATACCTCCACGGAAATGGCGGACGAGGCGTATGAGAGATGGGCGGAGCAGAAGCAGAACTACGCCTATGCGCAGTCGGAACACCCGTATCTTGCGAGCGGCGCGCGCGTTGCCGGTTCTCTGGCGCTGATGAGCGGCGTCGGCAAAGCGGCGGGCGCGGGGTTGGCTGCGACGGGATTGAAGACCGGCAGCTTCTGGTTCAACGTGGCGCGCGGATCGCTGACGTTTGCGGGTGTAAACGCGATCCAGAATTCCGGTGCGCTGGCGACCGGGAACATCAGCGGCGGCGATTATTTGAAGAGCATCGCTGTGAGCGGCGCACAGGGCGCAGCGGGCAACATCGCGGGTGAGCTTGTCGGATCTGGACTTGCTACCGTGCTTCGCAAGAACGGCCTCATGACGCCGTTCTTCGAGTTCGTGCGTCAGACGGCCAGCAGCATGAGCAATGCGACGGTCAACCAGGCAATCGGATACGCGGCGGCGGACAAAAAGCCGACCGGGCAGGAGATCGCCGAAGGGCTTGTGACGTCCTTCCTGTTCAGCGCACTCAGCAGCGCGATTTCGACCTATGAGACGACGAACGCGCAGAAAGCGCGGATGCAGCAAGCCTATAACCAGATCGAGGCCAGCTATCAGGCGATGGCGGCGGGGACGGAGAACATGACGCCGGAGGCAAAGGCCCAGCGCGTGCAGCTCATTCTACAGCAGACGCAGAACCTCCGCGCGGCGACGGGCGAATATTACATCGCGGGCCAGCAGAAGGCCGTCAACAACCTCAACTCTGCGCTGGATGCGATTGAGGATTGGGCAAACAACTATCTGAATGGCTATCAGGCGGCAGCCGACGCCATGCAGCCCAAGACCGCGCTTCCGGGCGGCACGACCGGACAGATCCCGAGTGCGCCGGCACAGCCTCCGGTCGACCCGAATCTGACGCAGGATGTCGCAAACGGCCTTCAGACCGCGATCACGCAGGGCGTGATTCAGGCGGACACGCCGCAGCCCATGACGGGCGGAGACGCAGCGGCGGGCGCGGCACAGTCTGTAAGTCAGAATCTTCAGGCGCGGGGGCTGGACGCAAAAACTGCGGATGCACTTGTGAAAGCGGCGACGGAAATGCAACAGGAGGCCGCGTCTGCGCCGTCAGGCTGGCAGAACGCCGCTCCCACGGAAACGGTCGCCCCGAAGCAGAACGCCGCGCAGACGCCCGCACAGGACGCGCAGGAAAGCACCGCCGTGAACACGAACCCGGCAGAGCACACAAAGGCGGAACAGGCCGTGATCGAAGCATACAAGGCCAGTGCAGATGGGCAAATGCGCGGGTTCATCGAGAAGGTGCGCTCCCTGCAAAACAACGACTACAAAAATAAAATCAGCGCGGACGTTCACACAGAAACGACACGCGCTGCGGACACCGCCGGAGAGCTGACCGGAACAGATACAAGCGGATTCAAAAATATCATCAAGGGGAACGCGGTACAGCACATCGACAGGCGGCACGGTGCAAACGGAAGCGCAGATCATTCAATGGCAAACATTGATGATTTTTCTCGCATTGGGTTTGTACTGGACAACTTTACCGATGCGGAGCTTTTACCGTTGAATCGCGTGGATGCGGAGACTGCAAAGCTGAGCCGGGAATGGATGAACAGCGACAACACGCAAGCGCCGCTTGTACGTTTCTCCATGCCGGTGAACGGTGTGTTCTATGTGGTCGAAGCGGTACCGTCCAGTAAGGCAAAGCGTCTGGCCGTCGTATCGGCGTACATCAGCAGGGAAAACAAAGAGAGCACCCTCAAGCAAGTGCTGAACCTGTCTGACACGACCGGCAGCGGTACGCCCGAAACGCCCCTTGCAATATTGGATGCTCCTGAAAAAAGCTTAGCACAAAACGGCGGAACTGTCAAGCAGACGGACGCGAGCACATTGTCTTCGATGGCGCAGACGCTTGGGAAGAGCGGGCAGAAAGCGATCTTCAAGGCATACGACAGCAAGGCGGACACGGCGGAATACGCCGGGGAGTTTGTGAAGGTCTACAATGCGGCACGTGCCGGGAATGACCTTCCCGAGACGAAGACGTTAGAACCGTGGCAGAAGTACGCGGCGGAAACCGCCGGAAAGAATGACGCTGAAAAGGTTGAATCTATTGCGAAGAGCGAAAAACCGGCGTATACTGAGGACAAAAACAGCGTGCAATATGTCTCTTCCCTGCTTGAAAGCGTGAACACGGCCAACACGGACAATTACCGCTTCCGGATTCAGGATCGCGGTGACGGACAGTGGATCGGGACGATCACGGGAAGGACGGAGACGGCCGGCACTGTTCCCGTGGAAAACGCACGGAAGCTGACATACACAAGTCCTACATATGCTTCGCGGCAGGAAGCTGTTGAAGACATTCTTGCGGTAGCTGGAAATAACAAACTTTTGACAGGAGGAACGAGCAATGAAATACAGAGCGTTTCTGACAGACAGGGAGTACCAGAGTCTTCCGTATCCGGGACAGGTGACGGCGGACTACTGGGCGGAGTTTCTGCCGAAGATGTGCAAAAGCCTGAAGGAGGAAGGCGAGCTGCTCCCGCTGTTGCAGCAGAAGGGGGAACGGCTGGCCGAGATGCAGGAAGACCTGATGAAACAGGGGCTGGCACAGGATCAGGCGTGGGAGTTCGTGAAGGAGGACATTTACAGCCTGCAACCGGAAGTGGACGAGGACACCGAGGCGTACAAGGAACGTCTCGAAGAGGAACTCCGGTATCAGTGGTTCATGTCACAGAGCGGGGCGGAGCGGGAGATTCCGTTCGAACAGTATCGGAAGAACCCGGAGAACATCGCACGGGCGAAGGAAATGATGGCGTACTGACGCCGGAAACGGCAAAGAAGCCAAGCGCAGACCTTTCGGCGACGGTTCAGCGGGAGATCAGGGAGAAGACGGCGGATTCCGTATCTCCGAAGGGCACGAACTACGTCATTCCGGAAGAGGGCCTGAAGCTGCCGAACGGCGAAAAGGCCCGCTATAAATCCAATGTTGCAGCCATTCAGACGCTTCGTGCGGTGATGAGCGAAAACCGTATGGCGACGCCGGAGGAACAGGCGGTGCTTGCGCGGTATGTTGGATGGGGCGGAATTCCGAACGCCTTTGACAGCCACAAGGAAGATTGGGCAAAGGAGTACCGGCAACTGAAGGGATTGCTCAGCGAATCGGAATGGAAAGCCGCGATGCAGTCCACGACGAACGCGCATTTCACGTCTGTGGAAGTGATCCGCGCGATGTATCACGGGCTTGAATCGCTTGGCTTTACGGGTGGCCGTGTGCTGGAACCGTCGTGCGGCGTCGGCAATTTTGCCGGGGCCATGCCCGCTTCCCTTTTGCCGAATGTGAAAAGCCTGACGATGGTGGAACTGGATGAAGTGACCGGCAACATTGCAAAGGCGCTTTATCCGAACGCGAAGGTCATGGTTCAGGGATTTGAAACGGCGGTGATCCCGGACAACTACATGGATCTCGCCATTGGCAATGTGCCGTTCGGGAACTATGCGATCTTCGACAAAGCCTATCCAAAGGCCGTGACAAACTCCATTCACAACTATTTCTTCGCAAAGTCCATTGATAAGGTGCGTCCGGGCGGCGTACTGTGCTTTATCACGTCGCGCTATACGATGGATGCAAGAGACAGCTCCGTGCGCGAGTACATGATGCAGCGGGCCGACCTGCTCGGCGCGATCCGTCTGCCGGACACTGCGTTCAAGGCCAATGCCGGAACGGACGTTGTGACGGATATTCTGGTGTTTAAGAAGCGCCCGGCCGGAACAGCATACGCCGGAGAGACATTCCGTGACGTGGACTATTATCATCAGGATAAGGGCATTTGGGAGCAGACGAACGGATATTTCCGGAACCATCCGGAAATGGTGCTCGGCACGGTAGAGAAGTCTGGGACGATGTATCGCGCGAACGGACTGACCGTGAAAGCGAAGCCGGGAAACCTCGGGAAGCAGATCGAAAAAGCGTTCTCGCAGATCACCGGACGCATGGACTACACGGCGAATCCGACGCAGGCCGAAATTCAGGCGGAAGTCCGCAAAGAAATCCGCTCGGCCAAGAGCAAGGCGAAGAACGGAAGTTTTGTTTCTGAGGGCGGAAAGCTGTATCAGAATCAGGACGGCGAGCTGGTGCGGCTGGATCTGAGCGCAAAACAGGCGGAAGTGCTTCAGAGCGCGATCTCTCTTCGGGATACCGGACGGGAACTGCTGGCCCTTCAATTTGACAACGCCCCGGCGGAGCAGATCGAGGCAGCGCGGGCAAAACTGAATGAAGTGTACGATAATTTCGTACAGAAAAACGGCCCAATGAACAATCCGGCAAACAAAAAAATCATCCAGCAGGATGCGGATGCGCCGTTCATCCTTGCGCTGGAAAACTATGACGCGAAAGCCAAGACAGCGGAAAAGGCCGCGATCTTTACGAAGAACACCATTACGCCACATGAGATCGTGAGCCACGTTGACACGGCTGCGGACGGCATTGCGGCGTCGATCAACGAGACGGGCGGCGTGGATATTCCGATGATTGCACGGCTTATGGGAACGGACGAGAAGGCCGTGGAGCGGCAGCTTGCGGCGCAGGGTCTGGCCTATAAGCAGGCGGACGAGAGCTGGCAGCCGGCGCAGATGTATCTTTCCGGCAACGTTCGGGCAAAGCTGAAAGAGGCGCGCGGTCTGGCGAACATCGACCCGGCGTATGAGACAAACGTAAAGGCGCTGGAGAAGGTCGTCCCGGCGGATATTCCTGCACAGGATATTTCCGTCCGGCCGGGCGCGACGTGGATTCCACCGCGTGTATATGCTGATTTTGCCGCTGAAATCCTCGGCAGCAGGAATAGCGGCAGGAGAAGCGCAATCGATGTGACGTACAGCCCGATCACGGGGACATACAAGGTGGACTATGGAGCAAGCGGGAGATATCTTCGCGGAAACTCGGCGGACTCCACAGAATATGGCGCAGAGGGAAAGACCTTTGTGCAGATTTTTGAAGCGGCGCTCAACAGCAAGGATCTCAAGGTCTACTATCCGCACGGCAAGGACGAGAAAGCCGTATTGAATCCAAAGGCGACGATTGCCGTCAAGGAAAAGAAGAACAAGATCCTTTCAAAATTCCAGGAATGGATGTGGAGCGACGAGAACCGGATCAAAGAATATGGGCCGCTTTACAATGATCTCTTCAACTGTATGGCGATTCCGAATTATGACGGCTCGGAGCTGAAGATCGACGGCCTGTCCGCAGGCTTTACGCTGCGGGAGCATCAGGCAAATGCGGTGCAGCGGATCATCATGTCCGGCGGCAATACGCTCCTTGCGCATGGAACCGGCGCGGGCAAGACGCTTGAAATGGCCTCGGCGGCAATGAAGCTGCGGCAGATCGGCGCTGTAAAAAAGCCGATGATCATTGTCCCAAAGAATTTGCTTGGACAGTGGGAGAGGGAGTTTAGAAGCTACTACCCGGCGGCGAAGCTGCTGGTTCCGGCAGAAAATGACTTCACCCCGGCCAACCGGAAAACCTTCGCGAATAAGGTCGCGACCGGGGATTATGATGCGGTCATCATCACATATGAGCATTTTGAACGGATTCCGCTCTCCAAACAAGCGCAGGCGAGGTATTATCAGGAACAGGTCGACCAGATCATTGCAGCGCAGGAGGAGGCCAAGAAACAGCAGACCGGAAAAAACTTCACGGTGAAGCAGCTGGCGAAAAAGCGTGCAGAGCTGGAAGCGAAGATCAAAGGTCTCAGTGATGTGGCACGGGACGAGGACAACATTGATTTCGAAAGTCTCGGCGTGGACAGCCTGTTCGTAGACGAGGCGCACAACTTCAAAAACCTGTTCTATACGACGCAGATGTCTGACGTGGCGGATCTTGGAAATAAGAACGGCAGCAAGCGCGCGAGCGACCTTTATATGAAGGTGCGCTATCTGCAAGGGTTGAACGGCGGACGTGGTGTCGTGTTTGGGACGGCAACGCCTGTTATGAACTCTGTGGTTGAAATGTATGCCATGCAGAGCTATTTGCAGGGCGATCTTCTGAAGCAGAAGGGCATCAACAGCTTTGACGCATGGGCCAGCGAGTTTGGCGAAGTGGTCGACATTAACAAGATGAAGGCCGGCGGAGACGGTTATGAGACGAAGCAGTCCATGAGCCGGTATCGGAACCTCGGCGAATTGCAGCAGCTTTTCCGCAGCTTTGCCGATGTTGTGACGCAGGCGCCGGGGTTGAAGCTGCCGAAAGTCAGAACCGGTGGCCCCATTGTGGTGGAGTGCGACCCTTCCAAGGCACAGACGGAATATCTCAGCGAGATCGGCAAGCGAGCTGACAATATCCGCACAGGCCGTGTGGACGTGAAGGACGACAACATCCTGAAGGTCTACGGCGACGGGAAAAAAATGAGCTACACGCAGCGCATGATCGACCCGAAGCTCGGCTACGAAGAGGGCGGCAAGATTCTGAAATGCGTGGACAATGTGCTCAAAGAATACCGGGCCAGCGAAGGGAACCGAGGAACGCAGCTTATTTTCTGTGATCGTGGCGTCCCTGGCGGGCAGGACGAAAAGAACGGCATTTTCCTTTATCGTGACATCAAAGATCTGCTGGTCAAGGGCGGAATTCCGGAGAATGAGATCGCGTATGCACAGAGCTACAAGACGGACAACGCGAAATCAAAAATGCAGGAGATGGTCAACGACGGAACGATCCGCGTCCTCATCGGTTCGACGCAGGCGATGGGAACCGGCCTGAACATTCAGAAACGAGCCGTGGCCATGCATGAGCTGAACGCGCCAGACCGCCCCGGCGACATTGAACAGAACCGGGGGAGAATTGTCCGTCAGGGAAACACGAACCCGGAAGTGTCGATCTACACCTACATCACGAAGAAAACCTTTGACAGCCGTCAATGGGACAACCTGAAGCGCAAGGGCGCGTTCATCCATCAGATCATTGCGGGCGATTACAACGGAAGAACCGCAGACGGCGACGGCGACTTCTCCGCCAGCGCAGCGGAAATCGCGGCGATTGCGTCGGACAACCCACTGATTCTGGAACAGAACGAAATCTCGCAGAAAATAAACCGGCTGGAAGCTCTTGCATCTTCGCACATCAAGGAAGTGCAGGAGGCTAAGCGGAAGGTGATGGAGCTGCCGCAGACCATCGGGCGGTTTGAAACGATCCGCGGCAATTTGAAAGCCGACATTTCTGCACGGCAGGATTCCGGCGGCGATAAGTTCCGCGCAACCATTCTTGGACGGAATTACAAGAAGCGTGCAGATGCGGGCGAGGCGATCAATCAGGCGGTTTCCTCGAGAATCGATATGACGGCGGAGGCAAGCAGCGCGAAAATCGGCGAATTTGCCGGATTCGACGTGTATGCGGACAACCACGGCGGCGCGTATCTGCAAGGCTCCGGCACGTATTCGTTCGCTGTCAACCGGGACAGCGTTGAAGGCACGGTACGTTCGATGGAAAATGTGCTGAAAACGTTTGAAGGGCGATTGGAGCAGACGGAGCGCAGCTTGTCCGACCGAAAGAACGATCTTACAAAGTATGAGCAGATTGCAAAGTCTCCTTTTGAACAGCAGAAGGAGCTTGACAATCTCCGCGCCAGAGAAGACGAGATCATGTCGATCCTGAATCCGAAGGATGAACAGGGCACATTCGTTGCGGACGATGGGGTGGAAAAGCTGGTGGAACGTTCGGCCGGAGACGCCGCAGCGGATCACAGCGCGGAATGGACGGCGACGCGCGTCGGAGACGAGAAGCAGACCCCGAAACCCCTGAGTGAGATCATCGCCGGGATCGAGCATAATTTCGGGATCAACATTACGACCGGGCACGCGCGGGGCAGAGTGCGCGGGCAGTATTCCAAGCTGGACAACGGCATCCGCACGAAGATCACAAACGATCTGCCGACCATCTCTCATGAGCTGGGACACGCGCTGAACCGCGAATACGGATTTACCGGGAAACTGACCGACGCAATGCGCAGCGAACTGAAAAACGGTCTCGGGGATCTGAAGGACGAATATAAGCAGAGCAAATGGATTAGCGAAGGACTTGCGGAATTCCTCCGGAAGTATCTGCAAAACTCCGAAACGGCGGCGATTGATTATCCGGAATTCACAAAGCATTTTCTGAACAGCCTTTCTCAGCGAGACAGGGCGCTTGTGGAAAACCTCGCAGATGAAGTCAATGCCTATTATTCGCTCGACGCGGACACGGCGCAGAGCGCGATCCGGTTGAGAGAAGATCGTGTGCCGACGGGCGACACGACCGGCGACAAGCTCAGAGCGGAAGCGAGTGTGCTTTATCAGGCGTGGGTAGACAGCCTGCACGGGATCAAGCTGCTCGACGAAGCGACCGGAACGAATACTTATCGGCTGGCGACAAACGCTGCCTATTCTGACGCAATGGCCGGGCAGATCATCACGGGAAATCTGACAGATGCGAATGGACAATATGTGGGGCCGGGACTGAAAGCGGCACTGCAAGGGATCAACCTGAAGAACAAGGCCGAATACCGGGCGTTTGGCGAGTATCTTGTGGTACGGCATGGGCCGGAGCGGCTGGCGGAAGGAATGCGCGTATTTGCAGATGACCGCAAGAACTCCACGGCATTCATGAACCGGCGCGCGGCAGAGCTGGAGCAGCAATATCCGGCGTTCCACGATGCGGCAGAGCGGCTTTATGTGTTCCAAGACCAGCTCAAGGAAACGTGGCTCGTTGGAACTGGACTGATCTCGGAAGAAACCGGCGAGGAATGGAGCAAGCGGTGGAAGCATTACGTTCCGTTCAATCGCGCCATGCCGCAGGGGCAGGGCGGCGCGAAGCGCGGATTTGCCAACCAGCAGAACCCGATCAAACGCGCCAGAGGCAGCGGCAGAGATCTTGTTCATCCTGTGGACAACATCATTTCCAACATCGTCAAGGTCGTCAATGCGGGCGTCCGCAACAACGTAATGCGCAGGATCACAGACGAGGCGCAGCGCGTGGGCGCGGATGCAGTATTCCTTGAAAAAATCCCCACGCCGATGCGCGGGACGCGCGTAAATCTCACGGGCGTGAAGAGTGACCTGATGGATCGGATTACGGAGAAGGGATGGGCGAATGCCAACGATTTTGGGGAAATTGTAGCCGACATTGATGATTACATGATGCAATTCCGGCGCGGGAAAGCGTTCGGAGACGTTGTTACCGTCCTGAAAAACGGCAAGCCGGAGTTCTGGAAGGTCAACGACCCCCTGCTGCTCCAATCGATCACGGAAATGTCCCCGTCAAAGGTGAATGGGCTTGTCGATGCGATTGGAAAAATGTCGCACTTCATGACCTCCAACATCACAGGAGACAATATCATCTGGTCGATCTTCTCCAACCTTCCGCGAGATCTCGGGACGCTGATGGTCTATGCGAAAGAACCGAACCGTTTCAAACTGCTCAAAGAGATCGGCGCTTCGTATGTCAACAAGCTCAAAGGCGACAGCGCGAACCCGCTTTATCTGGAATACCTCGCAATGGGCGGCGGCAAGGCGAGCTATTACAGCACCGACCGCGACGTTGCGAAGAAAGCGCGCAAGGAGCTGGCCGGAAAGTTCACGCTCAACCCGCTGGATTGGATCTCGTATCTGGGCGATATGATCGAACAGGGGCCGCGCTTCGCTACCTATAAGTGTCTCCGGGAACGCGGCGTTGATCCGCAGACGGCATTTTATGAAGCAATGGATGTGACAACGAATTTCCGGCGCGGCGGCGCAACGTCCAGACAGGTCAACAAGTTCGTCCCGTTCTTCAATGCCGGCGTGCAGGGCATCGACAAGCACGTCCGGTTCCTGACCGGGCAGGATGCACCACCGGAGCAGAGAAAGCGCGTCGTTCGCAACCGCATGATCGCCTATTTTGCCGCTTCAGCTGGGATCGCGGCGCTGTTCTACCTCATCAACAACCGTGACGAGGAAAGCAAGAAGGACTATCAGCAACTTTCCACGTACACGAAGAACAGCTATTTTTGCATCCCGATGGGCGATGGGAAATATTTTGTTATCCCGAAGCCGCGCGACCTTGCGGTTCTCACCTCTGCGATGGAATCCGGATTGGAGCTTGGCGTCGGCGGAAACAAGCACGCCTTTGATGGATTCTGGAGCTATGCAGCGGCCAACTATCTGCCGAATGTGGCAGCCGATCTCGCGCAGGGAGATTGGAAAGGGGCACTCGGCGGACTTGGGATCGTCGGCATCGGAACGTCGATGGTTGCGAACCGCGATTTCCTCGGAAGGCCGATTGAATCCGCCGGCATGCAGTATCTTGAACCGAAAGACCGGTATAATGACCGGACGTCAAAACTGGCTTACTGGGCCGGGCAGGCGTTCAATGTCTCCCCACAGATGACGGATTATTTCTTCAATAACGTGCTCGGCGGATGGTGGAAGTATCAGAAAGCCCTGTTCCCGGTTGGAGAAGAAAATCGGGATTTGACGCTTGGCGTGAAGAACACCTACGTCAAGGACAACCAGTATTCGCAGGATCTTGTAAACTGGCTTTACGACAAGGCGGAGAAAACGTCGCAGACTTCGAAATCCGACCCGGACAACATTTCCAAGAAGATCACGGCCAAGACGGACAGCAACATGACCACCTTCTATGGGAACTACAACAAACTCTCGAAGAGCGATACGAAGTCCACGGCGGCGCGCGGGACGCGGCAGCTGGTGCTTGATATGATCCGCGAGTATCAGAAAGCGACGGACAACAAGAGCCAGACCGATGCGGAGAAGGAAGTCTATGCGATCTGCGAGGCGCACGGCGATGTGGACATTCTTCCGGGCGTGATGAATACCAGCATCAAAGATTCGGATGGCAAGGAATACACGCTGAGCGCGGTGGATTATGTGGAGTTCCAGACGGACTATCTCGGGATCTATTGGGAAAGCGTGTCTCAGACGCTGGACGGCGTGAAGGGCGACGCGCAGCGATATTCCGTATTGAAATCCGTCAAGGACGCTGCGAAGGAACAGGCGAAGGTGCGGGCGCTCAAACGGATGGGCGCAAAGACTACCACAGCTTGGGGAGATAAGTATTCCGGCGCAAGCACATACGATGTGGCATACTTCAAGGCCAACGCAGACGCAGACGGGAATGGATCGATTTCTCAGGCGGAGGCTGAAGCGCTTCTGCGGAAGATGGATCTGACAAACGCGGAACGCGCGGATCTATGGGCCGCGACAAACAAGGCATGGGCAGAGAAGAACAATCCATTCCGATAAGAAAGAATCCGGCGGGAAACCGCCGGATTTTCTCTGTTTACGGGGTGAAGCGCGTGTAATTTGCTGGTATGCTGGAGGTATCGAATGGAGGTGTTGTGATGGAGACGTCGAAGAAGCTTCTGATTGGCAGCGCGTCGGCAAGCGCCGTTTGCATTATCCTGAATGTGCTCGGCGTGCTGAGTGTGGAGGTCACGTTGGCAGTCATCGGATTTGCGACGGCGATTGGGATGTTTTACCTCTGGAAGGCAAAGAATGAGAACAGAAGTAAATACGCAATCAAGTACATCGAGAGTTTGCCGGAAACGTATACGGCAGAGGAAAAGGCACGTTTTTTGGAGATCGTGCTGAAAGACTGAAAGGAGTTACATACCATGAAAATTGATTGGAAACGCAAGCTGACTTCGAGAAAGCTGTGGGTGGCCGTGGCCGGTTTTGTGTCCGGCCTGATTTTGGCATTCGGCGGCGCAGAGAACACGGCACAGATGGTCACGGGCGTCATCATGCAAGGCGCTTCTGTGCTTGGCTATCTGCTGGCCGAAGGTCTGACCGATGCAGCACACGTGGGTGACAACAATGGCACTGAAAATTAACGACACGATACGGGCAACGAGAGTGGGCGGCCGGCGTACGCTCTCGGCTATCCGGGCCATTGTGTTCCACTACACTGCAAACACTGGCCAGCATGCAACGGCGCTCGGGAACGCGCGGTATTTCGCGAACGGCAGCGAGGGACGCGCCGCTTCGGCCCATTACGTGGTTGATGAGGGGGACACCGTTTACCAGTGTGTGCCGCTGGATGTGGTTGCGTGGGCCGTGGGCGACGGCAGGAGCGGCAAATTCGGCAAGGTGTACAACAACTACAACACCGTCAGTATCGAGATGGTGAGCCACACAGACGCTACCGGCAAGTATTACATCCCGGAGGCGACGATGCGCAACGCCGCGCGGCTCTATCAGATGCTGCTGAAGCAGCTTCCGAACGTGCAAACCGCGATCCGGCACTATGACATTTCGATGAAGCTGTGTCCGCTGCCGCTGATTGACGAAACGAAGTGGGAAGCATTCAAGAAGCTCTTGGAGGAGGTGGACGAAGTGGTCACGAAAGCAAAGATGATCATAGACGGTAAGGAGATCGAGGTCGAACGCATTTTGAAGGACGGCACGAATTACATTAAAATTCGCGACATCGCAAAGGCGCTGGATCTTGAAGTGTCGAACAAGGGCAATGTCCCGATTTTGAATCACAAAGGAGGCTAAACGATGCGGCGCGGCTGGCCAGACTTGCCGCGCAGCGAGTGGGAGCGTTTGATCTCTGAATGGATTCTAAATGATTCGTACCGCGACATTATGCGGCGCTACCTCTGCGACGGATGGACGCAGGAACGGATCGCGGAGCACGAGGGGCTGTCCCTCAACGGTACAAAAAACATCATCAAGCGGTGCACGAACGCGCTTTCCGCGCACATGTAAACAGGCAGACACGGCATGCGCTGTGTCTGCCTCTTTTTTGTGCCTTTTTTGGCCTTTTTCTGGCCCGGACGTTGGCTGTTTCGTGACGGACTTTTCCATCATACTGAGCATAGGAGCTGGCCAGTTCACTACATTTTTTGGAGGGAAACTCTATGGAATACGCAAGCAACGGCAAGGCCAATGCGGCCCTGACCACTGGTATCATCGGCACGGCGGGCTTCGGCGCGCAGCTGCTCGGCAATCTGCTCGGCGGCTGGGGCATGGCCCCGGCGGCGATGTGCAGCGAGAACACGCCGGTCACGCGCTACACCCTCGATCAGCAGAATACGATCTCGGAGAAGAATATGGAGATCGCCTACTGGCGCGGGCAGGACGAGACCAACCGGAAGATCTCTGAATCCTACAGCAAACTCGAAAACCGTTTGATCGGTCTTGCGGCGGAAGTACGCGCGAACAAGGATGAGCAGGTGGCCATCAACATGCAGCAGGCCGTGTACAACGGCACCAACACTGCGACGATCAGCTGCATCCAGAACCAGGTGAATCAGCTGCTCGGGCTGACAAAGCTCGTCGTGCCGAACGCCTCCGTGTGCCCCGGCTGGGGTGCTGCGAAGGTGACGGTTGAGCCTGCGACGGCGACGACCTAAACAAAAAGGGGCGGCAATAGCCGCCCCACATTAAAATGGAGGTAAACCAATATGGTGACGATAGATCAGGCCATGCGAGGCGCGGCAAAATTCGCAGACAATGAGATCATTCCCCATCTGCCAATGGGCAAGGGCATTGGAGCCGGAATCGCGCTGGCGCTTATCATGGATGGCGGCAAGGCGCAGCTGCTCAAGCTGCGTGAAAATCCGGCGGTGCAGATGATGGGCGTGATGGACGAGGCCGGGAACATCGACCTTGAACGGCTCTATAATGCGGCAAGGCCGCGCTTTGACGGCCAGAAGCTGCCGATCACGGTGCCGATCATTGGCGAGCTGCGCTTTGACGTGGGCGATCTCGACAAGCTTTACAGATACATTCAGGAGGCGTGACATGGGAAAAGAGCATTATATCGAAGAACTGAAACGGCAGCTGCATGATCTCATGCAGCGCCAGGTGACACTTGGCCGCGCGGAAGAAATCACGGTGTACGCGGATGCCATTTGTGCGCTGCGCCGCATGGACGGGCACGACGAGGCCGAGGGCTTTACCGAGGACGATGCCAAAGCATGGACGGCCAAGATGGAGAACGAGGACGGCACGACCGGCCCGCACTGGACGATGGGTCAGACGGACGCCGTAGCCAACGTCACGGGCGTCCATGAGAAGTCCTGCGTCTGGTGGGCGGCAATGAACATGATGTACTCGGATTATTATTCCGTGGCGGCAAAATACGGCCTTGACCGGCCAGAATTCTATGCCGACCTTGCAAAAGCCTTCCTCATGGATAAGGATTCCGGAGGCCCAGAGGCGAAGATGGCCGGGTATTATCATGGGATTGTGAAGCGGGACTGATTCGTTAGCATTTTCCATTAGCATTTTGTTGTCAAAATCGCTAATGAACTTGCTCTAATCTATTACTGGTTGTCAAAGAAATTGACAGCATAAAACGGAGATATCCATTGAGAATAAAAGAAAAACCAGCAATCTCAATCGATTGCTGGTTTCCTTTTAGGTGGCAGGGGATGAGGGATTCGAACACTGATATAAAGCAATAAAACCGTTGAAAAATCAAGCGGTATTTTCTGCGTTAGCATTTTCGTTAGCATTTTTATAAAAATTCGTCATCGCATTTGCCGCCTTGATTCGGTCGATTTTTGCAATGTGTGTATAAATCCCGCGCACAGTCTGGATGTCAGACCACCCGCCGAACTCCATTGTCTGCAAATCGGAGAATCCAAGATGATAAGCGAGAGACGCAAAGCTATGGCGAAGTCCATGCGCGCCGACGTTCGGAATCCCGAGAATATTGCAGACGTCTTCCATTGTTCGATATAAGCCGCAAGGGGGACCTTCCCACACTGGGCCGGATTTCTTTCCGGCCCTTTTTACGGCTGCTTCAAGCTGCGGAATCATGATCGGAATGACACGCTCACTCTCGACAGTCTTGTTTACATCGCGGGAGACAATTTTATTATCCTTGTCCTGTACGGCGGCTCCGTGGACTGTGATAGTCTTATTCTTCAAGTCAATATCTGAATAGTCAAGCCCCATGATCTCCGAACGGCGGAGCGAATGGAGAGCAAGAAGGGCAGGAATTTCGTATTTGCGTCCTTCCAGCAGCGGAATGACTTTCAGAATTTCTTCCGGCTGCAAGAACGGGCGCTCTTTGGATTTCTTTTTCTGCTTGGGAAGTGTGACGTCCGGTTCTGCTGCACCGGAAGCGCGTAGGCAGGAGCACAGGAAACTCCAAGAGTTCTTTGCAGTCTTATAAGAATATTTCTGGTATGTAGCATCTACAACGGACTGCCAGTTTATATCAGACGGCTTTTTCTCGAGAATGTCGTTGAATCTGTGTCGCTGGATGATGTCATAGCCGCGAATCGTCGAAGGGGACGTATCGCCCGGCAAGGAATCAACATAATCTTTCATGATCTGCTTGATGGTATTCTTTGATTTCGGCGCTATGACGCGCGTCTCCGCCCGGTGTTCGGCTTTTATGAGCTGGGCTTGACGGATACACTCTTTCTTTGTTGAGGCGGACACGGGGACGCTGACGCCGTTCAGACGCATTTGGATGAACCATGTGCCGCTGGGAAGCTTGCGCGGTTCCGGGACTTTCATTTTCTCACCTAGATTCTGATTGGTATTTTCACAATGCTTTGCAGATGGTCGCGCACCCAGCCGATATTAGGACTGAGCAGATCGACGAGCAGGAGTATCCCGGCCAGAAAGATAATGCCGAGCAGCGCGGCGATGATCTTTCGCTTTAACTTCATGGATTGCTGGCAGAACGCGACCGTTTGACGTAGGTGCTTAATTTCCTGCTGTGCGTCGTGAAGCTCCTGCGGGATATCAGATTCCTGTGGAACATCATCCGGATGGATGTCAAAAAAGCGGTCGAGCGAGATATGCAGGAGGCGACAGACAGGGCCTACAGTGTCGATTCCGGGATTTAATATTTCCCCACGCATGAATTGACCAATGTTTTTCAGAGACTTTCCGGAGGCGTTAGCCAAATCTTGATAGGTCATGTTCGGATAGCGGCTTTCCTTCTTGTTTCGACAAATTTCAGACAAATCTTGCTTCAAAAAACGACTTCCTTTCAAAAAAAGCACTTCTATGGGAACAAAAAAGGACCTTACGGTTATCGACAAATCACCTTTCCGAGGTGTAATCTGTACTTGCAAGCAAGCTCCCACTCGCTTGCGGCAAGCCGAAGCCCCGCCGCCGGGGAGATTCGACGGCGGGGTGATTCACAGTTAAGAAATCCGACCGTAGAAAAAATAGCCGCGATTTTGTATAGGCTGATGATTGATATATTGAAACGAATGTTTTAGAATGACGGTATGCACAACAGAAGCGGAGAGAGGAAGGAACGGAAGATGGATAGAGAAGAATTGATCGATCACATTAAATCTGGACTGGAAGAACTGAGCGCGGCGGAACTCATCGAGGTTTATTCCTGCTGCGTATTACATCATTACCTCGTCTCCCACCAATAGTGCTCACTTGTGCGTATATCCGCGCGAATGATTTCATCTAAGCTACTGTATTTACTCGTGAAATCCATATACGCATAATACCATGTTATATCAAAATGCGGGTTGCAAACCCTGCACGGGCGCATGTGATACTTTTCAACAGTTGCAGCATTTACCGGATGTGCGACGTTTGCATATCGGCATCCGGAAGAATGATAGATATTTTGGTTGGATGAATAAAACGTGTATATGTCATAAATGGTAGAGTGCGGCAAACCATCCTCTCCAACATAACACCCGTTGGGAATTCCGGTAGCACGGCCAATGGCTGTGAAATATTCCACACGGTGCTCTCGCTGAAATTTGCGTGTACGAACGGTTAAATCTGTAATGTAGGTTTTAAGATAATTCGTGCAAATCTGAACAAGCCCGTCGTAGAGGCGTTTCCTGCCACATATCGCATCGTACTGTGCACGAAGTTCTTCACACATTGCAGACCGCGCAAGGCGTAAAGAATCATATTCTTCCTTATTTTGATCGGTCGGAAGAATAATATTTAGATCTCTCATGCACTGATTAAGTGTTGCGAGCCGCTCTTTCTTCCGGCGGAATGGATTTGGAATTTTGGAAATGACAAAGTCTATTCCATCTTGGACAAAAGGAATCTTGGTAAACGGGATAAGAATGATAGCGAGTGACATCATAATCACCCAAACCGGAATCTTCGGTTCGTTTTTTTCTGACGCTGGTGTAGAAGATGCGGCGGACGCATTCGCGCTCTTAGATGAAGAAGTCCCAGATCTGGCTCCTGTTTGATCGTCGAAATTATATGGGCAGTCGGCTTTGCCGTCGCCGTCTAAATCAGTGTGCTGATGTGCTCTATATCCGTGATGATAATGATATTCTCCGGTTGCGCTATCATAATGTCCGCCGCGACCGTCTGTGCGACCCGGATGTGCGGAGGCAACGGACAGTAATAAAAGTGCCATGATCATGCAAAGAGAAAATTTCTTTATCATATATCATCCACCCGAAACAACTGTAACATGAGACGTAGAAAGGAACCAGAAATGAAAGAGCAAGAAGCGAGAAAAATAATTGCAAAACTTACATACGAAGAAAAAGTGCGGCTCAACGAGATGCTAAAATCCCTTGAACAAATGCGTCAACCTTTGCAGCCTCTTCCGGCGTCAAGAGCGCGAGACGTCTGATCAATTCTTCATCTAAAGCGGCCTCGGCACTGTGATCAGTGCTGGGGCTTTTTTTTATGCCCTTTTCGTCCGCCTCTCCGGTCAGCTCAGCGACGGTCACGCCGAGCGCGGACGCGACGGCAGAAAGATTTGCGTAATTGGGTACTCGTCCATTTTTACCCCATTTCCCAATTGTGCCGTTCCCAAGGTTCAGCTCCTTTTCGAGCTTATACATTGATGTGCCTTTTTCCTTGCACAGAGCCTTAATTTTTTCAACCATAATACACCTTGAAAAATAATAGACATAAATCCGAAAATAATGCTTGACATTCTGACATAAGTCTAATATACTTAGACTTACAGGGACAACAAAACACCACCCCGTCCTTGACAGGCTTTGAAAAACGCTATTTTGTTACCCAATTCAATATTAGCCCGAAATCTAAAGAATGTCAAGAGCGTGGACGGGTCCCCCGGCAAAAAACAAAAAAATTTCTCATCTATGATGAGAAAAAGAGATTTGTCTATTGACAAATCTACGACACATTGAAAGGAGGCGGCCAAAGGTTGGTATATGACAATGTCAAGCGCATGTGCGAAAAGCGAAAAATCAGCATTGCTGTACTGGAAAAAGAGTGCGGCATCGCAAACGGCACGATTGGAAAGTGGAATCTGCGAAAGAGTTCACCTTCTGTGGCGACGGTTCAGAAAATTGCAGATTATTTCGGTGTCACGGTTGGGTATCTGCTGAAATGAAGGAGGAATGAGAAATGCCGAAGCTGGCAGTCAAGCGGGACACGGATTACCGTCTGTCCGTGATGATTCACGGAGAGATGGGGGCGCAGAACGTGAAGCCGGAAAAGGCGGCGGAGTACGCCGGGGTTTCACGGCCTACGCTTTACAATCTGCTCAAGCGGCCGACGGCGTACTTTCCGCAAACACTGCGCCTGATGCGGGCGCTGAGCATCCCAGTCGAGGAAATGCGGGCGGCAATCAGCTACCCGTGGTAAAGGAGGAAGGAATATGATCTCAAAGAGAGAATGGTACGCCGCATTGCGGCGGACGATGAAGCGCGTGGCCCTGATTCTGGGGGGCGTGTTCATGATGGCGGCGTTCTTTTACTGGCTTGTGTGGGGCTTTCGCCTCGACGCGGCTGTGATGGCGACAATGTCTGTCGCGCTGGTGGGGTACGGGATGGCATGATTGGCTGGATCTGTTATCTCGTCTCCCGGCTCAAGGCGGCGTGGAAAGCGCTGGAGGAAGCCGCAGAGAGGCAGAGGAACTATTGGGACGGTGACGACCAATGAGATACCCGTGTTCAACGTGCCCGAAAAATGCGGATTGCCGCATGGGGCTAAGATGCGTGGACTGGCGGCGGTGGTTCGGCGTGACGTGGGACTATGATCTTCGCAAGGCCGCGCATGAGATAGAAAAAGCCGCCCATGTCGCTACACATGGACGGCCGGTGACAGACAATTTCGTTCCGTATCGAAAATATGTCTATGGCCATATTTTAACGGCTTGTTGGCGAAATGTCAACCATTAGGAGGAATTATGAAGATCACAAAGGAACTTTTGAAGGAGAAAGGCGCGTGTGCCGCTGGCTATCGTGATTTTTTGAAGGAATATCCGGTGGACAAGTATCCGGACGGCGTGGAGTATCAGGAACTTTTGGACTGCTGTGCGGAAAAGAATTTTAGCTACGGCTCGTGGCTGCTGGGCGCGTTCGGGAAAACGGATGAAGTCCGCAAGATCGACGGAGATTTGATCGTAGAGAAAGGCATCATCTTTGCCGGACGGCTTGAAGTCAAAGGCTGCATCAAGGCTGGCTGCGGCATCAAGGCTGGCTGGGGCATCAAGGCTGGCAGGGGCATCGAGGCTGGCGAGGGCATCGAGGCTGGCTGTGGCATCGAGGCTGGCGAGGGCATCGAGGCTGGCTGTGGCATCGAGGCTGGCATGGGTATCGAGGCTGGTGATGAATTTGGTATTTATGCTGGTCTGCGCTGCCGTATCACGAATAAAACTCAACGCAAGATCATCGCAAAAAATCGCCCGGAGAACATCATGTGTGGCGAATTTGAGGAAAAGAAAGATGACGCAGTGCGATAAGATTCTGTTTCATCTTCAGACCATCGGCTCCATTACGCCCGTTGAAGCGCTTGACCAGTACGGATGCTTCCGGCTGGCGGCGCGGGTAGCGGATCTCAAGGCGGAGGGCTGGCCCATCACGAGCGAGATCGTGCAGAAGAAAAACCGGTTTGGCGAAGTCGTGAGATTTGCCAAGTACAGATTGGAGGACGGCAATGTTTCCGAGAGAACTTGAGTTTGACCGGCAGCAGCAAAGCCCGGTCGGCTATGACATCTTCGGCGATGAGGTCTACAAGGGCGACACCGTGTACTGCGGCGACGAGGGCATGATGTGCGACCCCGGCGATGATAATTACGATTCGAGAAACGCGGCCATGACGCTGCTGGTGCAGCAGCTGGGGACGCGGTACATTTTGGAGCAGCTTGGCTATGAAAAAAGGGTTATCGAATGAGTACGTCCCGGTTGAAGTGCGGTGCAGCGTCTACTTTGAAAAAGACCATATCTGCTGTGCATTTTGCCCTTTTTATGAGACCTACTCTCGTAAACAGTGCAGATTGACCGGGGAATATCTGTTGAACGAGTACGGCAGAGGTTACTACTGCCGTCTGGAATTGGAGGATTTGAATGAAACAGTTTCGGACACTGAGGCCGGATGAGATCGAGTGCCGCGTTGCCCAGTGCAATGAGAAAGGCGCGTCCATCCTGCTTTATAAAACCGCCCGGACGGACGCTGACATTCTGGATGAGACGGTCGGCGCGCAGAACTGGGAGAACGACTTTAAGTTGGTGGATGGCGTTCTGTACGGCGGGATCGGCATTGACTACGTTGGAAATGGGAAGCTGATCTGGAAATGGGACGCCGGGACGGAGAGCAACACGGAGGCTGAGAAGGGCCGCGCGTCGGATGCGTTCAAGCGCGCTGGATTCAAACATGGCATAGGCCGGGAGCTTTATTCCGCGCCGTTTATCTGGATCGACGCTGCGAAATGCGAACGGCTGAAGAAGAATGACAAAACCGGTCGCTGGCAGTGCTACGACCAGTTCGACGTCACTGAGATCAGCTATGACGATGCCGAGCGGATCAAGACCTTAACATTGGCGCTCAAGGGCAAAACGGTCTACACCTTCGGACACGGCGCAGCTCCACAGGAGACGAAGCAGACAGCGAAACCCTTCAAATGCTCTGTATGCGGAAACGATGTTGTTCCAGTTTCCTTTGACGGGAAGAACTATTCCGCTCGAGCGATTGCGGAGCAGACCACAAAGAAGAAGGGACAGTGCATGTGCTGGGACTGCTACATGAAGGCGGTACAGGCGTGATGGAACTGACGTTTTCTGCGGCGGACTGGACGATGGATGCCGCCGGGACGTGGCTGCGGATCAAAGCTGACGTGCCGTATAAAGCGCAGATGTTTTTGGAACACATGATACCGGGCAAAAAGTACGTTGCCGAGATCAAGGAGTTTCGGAAGAAGCGCAGCTTGGATTCCAACAACTATTTCTGGCAGCTCTGCGACCAGATCGCGGGAAAGCTCGGACGCACGAAGGAAGACCTCTATGTCGAGTACATCAAGGAGGTCGGCGTGTTCAAGGACTTCCATCTTTCCCGCGACGAGGCTGCGACATTCCGGACGGCATGGTCAATGCTCGGGACAGGCTGGCCGACTGAGGAAGTGGATTACCAGCAGGACGGAGACAACCTTGTGATCCGCGCCTATTACGGTTCGTCCCGATACAACGCAAAGCAGATGGGACGGATCATCGACCGGGCCGTCGAGGATGCGAAGGACTTGGGCATTGAAACACTGACGCCGGACGAGCTGGCGCGGATGAATCTGGAATGGGGTGAAAGAGCTGCACAGGCAAACAAAGGCAACTAGCATCCCGGCGGCGGTCAAACAGGCCGTGTGGGAGCGCGACGGCGGGCGCTGCATCCTCTGCGGGAAACAAGGCAATCCGTGGTGCCATTACATTTCACGGGCACAGGGCGGGCTTGGAATCGAGCAGAACATCGTGACGCTTTGTGATAAGTGCCACAGACGATTTGACCAATCAGCCGACCGTGCGGCGCTCAAGGACGCGCTGGCGAATTATCTGAGAAGTAAATATCTTGGATGGGATGAAAAGAATCTGATATACAGAAAGGAATTTTGAAATGGCATTGAATCAAATTGCGATCTTCGGACGGATGACAAGAGATCCGGAGAAACGTGTCACGCAGAGCGGAACCACAGTGACGAGCTTCACGCTGGCCTGCGACCGGGACTACAAGCCGCAGGGCGGCGAGAAAGAAACGGACTTTATCGACTGCGTCATCTTCGGGAAGTTCGCGGACACCGTGGCTACATACTTCTTCAAGGGCAGCGCGGCCATTGTGACCGGACGGTTGCAGATCCGCAACTGGGAGGACAAGGAGGGCAATAAACGCCGCTCGGCGGAGATCCTTGCCGATCACGTCTACTTTGGTGAGGCCAAGAGAGACAAGACGACGCAGGGTGAACCGCAATACGACCCGCAAGGCGGTTTCAGTGAGATCGAGGACATCGATACCACCTTGCCGTGGTGATGAGGTATGGCAAAGAACAAAGACCCTGCTGTCCTGTTCTACACGTCGGATTTCCTCTCCGGCTGTGCCCTGATGGATATGCGGGAGCGTGGGCAGTATATCACGCTCCTGTGTCTCCAAAGGGAACGGGGGCACATGACGATGCAGGAGATCACACGGGCGGTCAAAAAGCCGTCTGACGAGGTTATGAGCAAGTTCCGGCAGGACGAGGAAGGGAAATACTACAATCACCGTATGGAGCAGGAGATCGAAAAACGGGATGCACATTGTCAGCGTCAGCGAGAGAACATTGCCAAACGGTGGAATAAAGAAAATGCTCACTCTGGTATACCGAATGGTAACACTGACGGTAATACCACGGTATTACCTTTAGGAAATGGAAATGGAAATAGAAAAGAAAGTGTTTCTATTTCTGAGAAGGAACGTAAGGACGATAAGTTTGACGTATTCTGGAAAGCATACCCTCGGAAAATTGGAAAAGGGGACGCGAGAAAGGCGTTTGCGAAGGTCAAGGTGCCTGTGGAAACGCTCCTGTCGGCCATAGAGCAGCAAACACGCAGCGAGCAATGGACGAGGGAGAATGGGCGCTTTATCCCGAATCCGGCCACCTGGCTAAATCAGGGGCGCTGGGAGGACGAGCTTGCATCGCCGGAGAGTAAATATCACGCAAAACCGGGCTATGGCGTTCAAAGGCACGGCGATAAGCTCACCGACTTTGAACGCGAGGCCATTGCACGGATGATGGAGGACGACCCATGAGAACGACAAACTGCGGCTATTTAGCCGCGCGAAACGCTGCACAGATGCAGCGGGAAAGGAACGGAAAATGCTTCTCGAAAAACTGGCGAGGGCAATCGCCTGTAAGCACTGTGAAAATCCCTCGAAGCTCTATGAGCTTCAAATCCATGCCGACGAACAGGTCCGCGAAATCCTCCGGCTAAACCATGTGCTGGATGAGGTCAAAAAGGAGCGCGAGGCGGCACGTCAAGCGACTGACGAAAAGCAACTGTTGCTGGAGGATGCGGTTGAAACTCTCGCTGTTATTTCAGAGAAATGCTGCGGCACCTGCGGCAAGAAGTGCCGAGTGAAGCCGAAGCCGGGAGAACTGTCCCGTTACAACTGCCACCTGTGGGTGCAGAAGGAGCCGGAACATGACGATTGAGTTCACTGTGCCCTATCCCGTTCGCAAGAGCGCGTGGACGAAGCGCTATGGATTCAACGCCTATTGGGCCGGAAAGAAACCTTGCGTCCGGGCGGCGGACGCCAGAGACCTTGAGACGTTTGTGCGGCTGTGCCTGAGACAACAGGGCGTTCCGGTTCGGCTGTTTGAAAAGCCTGTGTCCATTTCCTTTTGGCACAGTACCCGCATGGACATCGACAACCATGCGGCGATCGAGAAGATGACCGTGGATGCGATTAAAGGCTGGCTGCTCCGGAACGATGACCGGCGGCATTACAGAGAGAAACATAGCTTTTTCCACGATGAAAATTACATGAGGGTGGTGATCTCGGATGAAGCCGCCATGTGAGGGGAATTGTCCGTCTCGGGCAGTGGGGTGCCACACCAAATGTGCGCCGTATCTGGAATACGAGGAAGCAAAACAGGCGGAATATCAGGAGAATTGGGCTGAAAGAGACCGGAACGCTTACACTGCGGACGCGGAAAAGCGGTGTAAGAGCGTGGAGAGACTGAGAAAGGCAGGATTGCTGAAATGAAAGTACTGGAATTATTCGCTGGGACGCGCAGCATCGGAAAAGCATTTGGGGCGCGTGGGCACGAAATTTATTCGGTAGAGTGGGATAAGGATTTCGAGAATATCGATCTATATGCTGATGTCCTGACTGTGACTGCAAAGGACATCTTGGAGAAATTCGGCCATCCAGATGTGATATGGGCCAGCCCGGACTGCACAACATTCTCAATAGCCGCTATATCTCACCATCGGCGGAAAAATGCTGAGACCGGGAATCTGGACGCGGTGAGCGAGTACGCGAAATTCTGCGACAAGGTAGATCAGCACGTTTTAGAGCTTATCCGTGAGCTGCATCCGAGGTACTGGTTCATCGAGAACCCGCGCGGCGGCATATGGTATCGCAATCTTATGACCACGGTTCGCAGTGGAGGGAAAACAGTGTTCGGCACATCGTTGAGAACGACTACGAACTGAACATCACGGTTTTCTTCCGCGTGCGCGACGCAGGATAAGGAGGAATGATGATGCATCGACTGACAACGGATACCCCGAAGGACAATTTTGAAATGGCGCTCAACCTGTTTTACGTCAAGGACAAAGAAGTTTGGGTGCGCGGATACGGGAAGAACGGCGCAGACATCAGCCTGTTCGACCTGTCGCGGGATCTGACCAGATGGAACTGCCCGTATGTGGACTTGGATATCTCGGATGATTCCTTCTCGATGATGATGGCCGAATGGCTCTGGGAAGATGTTGAATCGTTCGAGCACGTTTTGGCTCTGCTCTATCAGGCAGCGTGGGTATGCGCAGAACTGCGTGAACACTTGAAACAGTTTGAGGACACAAAACGGACACCGGAGCAGATCGAGGCATTGGAAGCGGCAATCATGGGCAAGGCAGTCGCACAGATTACGGAGTTCGAGGGCCTGCCGGTTGCCCGCCTGCGGGAGCTGGCCGTGGCCGATAAGGAGGGGCGCGCAATCATCCTGCCGTGCAAGGTTGGCCATCGAGTGTTTGCCCTGCTGGACACGGATAAGCATATAAGCGAGTGCGAGATCAAGCAGATCGGCCTTGGTAATGAGATCGGATTTGTTGGCCTTGAGCCAATAGGCGCCAGAGGGCGGAAGTATGGCGTAGCGCTAAATGGATTTGGCAAAACCGTATTCCTGACGCGAGAAGAAGCTGAAAAGGCGTTGCGGGAAATGGAGTAGCAGATGAAGAACAGATTGACGGTCAGACACGGAATGCTGTCCGACCTCAGAGCATACTTGAAGCAAAGCGGCTGGAAAATCGAAGAACCTGTCGGCGAGTACGAGGTTCTGAGGGCACGAAATCCGAATTACCCGCGACCACTTCTGGTTCACAACCGGGCAGAACGCGGCGTTGGGTACAGCATCGACGAGCGCGATGCGAAGATTTACAGCGGATGGAAACGGAACCGCCGCAAGCGTGGCCTCGCCCCAGACTGGCCTACGCAGGAAGAACGGACACGGTATTTTGAAGGAGGGGACGAAGCATGAGCTTCGGCAAGAAAACGCGAGAAGCGGTCTATGCGAAGTATGACGGCCACTGTGCCTACTGCGGACGGTCTATCGACATCCGAGACATGCAGGTTGACCACTTCCGGCCGCTGCGAGCGTGGGACGATGAGGATGCAGGAAGCGATGATCTCTCGAACCTCATGCCAGCATGCCGGATGTGCAACCACTACAAGCGGGCAAATTCTCTGGAAACATTCCGGCGGTATATTGCGGAGATTCCGCGCAAGCTCCGCGAGAACTACATCTACAAGGTGGGCGTGGTTTACGGGAATGTCATTGAAAACGAAAAGCCGATCAAGTTCTACTTTGAAGAAATGGAGGGAAAATGATGGTAAAAAGAATCTGCGACCGATGCGGAGCCGAAATAAACCCTACAAGTTCGGCAACGTATGTAAACGTAAGGGGCGCATATCGCGATCCAACGGGAGAAATCGAGCTTTGCTGTTCATGTGGGATGCGCATTCGTGAATGGCTAAAACCGATCGAGGAGGGCAAGAAGGATGGATAAATCGAAAAATTTTGATAAGACGGAACCTGAGCTTCGGCGGCTGCTGAGCTTGGCTACACCGGATCAAAAGTACTTAATCCTCGGATTTGTCCGGGGCTTGCTGGGAGGGCGCGGCAATGGATGACGAATATATCAAACGCTCTGACGCGCTCCGCGTGGTACAGGAATACCGGAAGGGGCAGGATGACGAAAAATTCATGCTCTGCGGCGTGATCTCTGACCTGACGGAACTGATTGAGGATATTCCAGCGTGGGTACGGCCTCCTAGCTCCATCCGGAGGTAGACGGATGGACTACTGGCACAAGGACTGGAAATGTCCATTCTACAAGTACAACGAGCAGCGAAAGGTCTGCTGCGAGGGCGGATGCCGGGTACAGTTTGTGGACAAGTCCTCTGCGGGGCGGTATATGTCCCGTTACTGCGCGTCCTTCCGCTATGCGGACTGTACGATCGCGCAGTCCAGAATCGAAATTTACGAAGGAGTAAACAGAACATGACCAAAATGCAGGAGATTCGAGAACTGAAAAGTAAAATTCAGGGACTTCGGAACCAGAATGAAGGGATGCGCGACAAGTGCATTCGCTTAGAGAAAGAATGTGCAGAACTCAGGGCCGGTGCAAAACAGGTGACGGGACTGGTGGATGCGATTCTTGCGCTGATGGCGCGTGAGAATGGCGTGGAGTTTGACGGTGAGTATGAGCTGTTTTTCCGCAGCGGAGATCTGCGGCAGTATATGGAACACTGGAAGGTGGAGACAACGAAAAGCGAAGGTGTGCTCAAAGTGCGCGCAACCAAGAAAGAATAAGTGTGGGGAAAACCTCGGTATTTTGCCGAGGTTTCATCCTGTTTACGGGGTGAATTGCATGGGATGGTCTGCTATGCTGGATGCAGAAATACAAATAATTCCGAGAAAGGAGGAATCGGGATGGCGAAGTCCGGAAGGAAGCCGAGGTTTGAATCGGCAAAGGAAATGGAAGATCGGATCGACGCATACTTTGAACAGTGCAAGGGAGAACCCTTATACGATGAATCCGGGATGCCGGTCTTCGATAAGAAGGGAAACCCGGTTCTGATCCATGAGAAGCCGCCGACCATTGTCGGACTGGCGCTGGCATTGGGGTTTACATCGAGGCAAACGCTGCTGAATTATGCGGCAAAGCCGGAATTCGTGGACACAATTACGCGCGGGAAGTCCCGTGTGGAGGCTTATGCGGCGGAACGGCTCTTTGACCGGGACGGCGCGAAGGGCGCGGAGTTTACACTTGCCTGCAACTTCGGCTGGAAGATGCCGAAGGAGACGGCGGAAGACGGCGAGAAGGCACAGAGCGGCGTGATCCTGATGCCAGAGGTGCAGGATGGGTAACGTGATCTGGAAGCCGCAGCCGAAACAGGCGGTATTTATGGCACGGCCTGAATATGAGGCACTATATGGCGGAGCTGCCGGCGGCGGGAAGAGTGACGCGCTTGTGATCGAGGCGCTGCGTCAGGTGGATATTCCGCACTACAAGGCTCTGATTCTCCGCAAGACCTACAACCAACTCTCGGAGCTGATTGACAAGACGCTGCGCTATTACCCGGCGGCATTCCGCGGCGCGAAGTACAACGCAACGTCACACACCTGGACATTCCCTTCCGGGGCGAAGATCATCTTCGGTTCGATGCAGTACACGAAGGACCGGACGAAGTATCAGGGGCAGGCGTATGACTTCATCGCATTTGACGAGCTGACGCACTTCACATACGACGAATATATGTATCTGTTCTCGCGAAACCGCCCGAATGGGCCGGGGACGCGGGTTTATATCCGCTCGACGGCGAACCCCGGAAACGTGGGGCATGCGTGGGTGAAGGAACGGTTTATCACGGCGGCACCGCCGATGACGCCGATCACGGAGGATACGACGTGGGCAGACCCGGACGGGACGCAGCACAGCGCGACGCAGACGCGGATCTTCGTTCCATCCAGCGTATTCGACAACCCGGCTCTGCTGGCGAACGACCCGAAGTATGTGCAAAGGCTGGCGTCGATGCCGGAAGCAGAGCGGAAGGCCCTGCTCTATGGGGATTGGGATTCGTTCTCCGGTCAGGTATTCGCGGAGTGGCGCAACGACCCGGCGCATTATCAGGACAGGCGGTTTACACATGTCATCGATCCGTTCCTTGTGCCGCAGGACTGGGCGATCTGGTGCGGCCTCGACTGGGGGTATTCCCGTCCCTTCTCAGTCGGCTGGTATGCGGTTGACCGGAACCGGCGGATGTACCGCATCCGGGAACTCTACGGCTGCACGGGGACGCCGAACGAGGGTGTGAAGTGGGAACCGGCACAGGTGGCGCGGGAGATCAAACGCATCGAGGCCGACGACCCGAATCTCCGAGGACGGACGATCCACCGCGTGGGAGACCCGGCGATCTGGGGCAGCGACGGCACGGAGAGCATTGGGGCCTTGATGGAGCGGGAGCGCGTGTACTTCGAGAAGGGCGACCACGCCCGAATTGACGGCAAGATGCAGCTACATCACAGGCTTGCCTTTGATGATTCCGGTGTGCCGATGCTCTATATTTTCTCCACGTGCCGGAACTTTATCCGGACAGTCCCGGCGCTGGTCTACGACGAGACGGACGTGGAGGACGTCGACACAGCGGGAGAAGACCATATCTATGACGAATGTCGATACGTAGCGATGGAGAACCCGATTGCACCGCCGGAACGGAAGCTGGTACAGGCGAAGCCTTACAATCCCCTCGACACGGACGACGCGCCGAGGTATGGACGATATGACTTTTACAGATAGGAGGAACACATGGCAAGATTTGAGCAGTATGGGAGGCCGAACGGCCTGCCTGGCGTACAGGAGCAGGGCGGCATGGAGCCGCACGCGGCGCTGGAAGTCCTGAACCGGCCGGAGGGCGCACAGGTCATCGGGAAAAAGGAAATTCAGGAGGCGGCGCAGATCCTGACGCGCTATAAGGACGGAAAGGCCAACTTCGAGCGGCGCATCGTCGAGGACGAATTGTGGTGGGAGCTGCGGCACTGGGAGGTCGTGAGAAAGGCCAGAGACAAGGATCATCCAACACCGGACCCGTCATCTGCGTGGCTGTTCAACGCGATCTGCAACAAGCATGCAGACGCGATGGACAACTACCCGGAGCCGGTCGTGCTGCCGAGAGAGCAGAGCGACGAGGAAAGCGCGAAGACGCTGAGCGAGGTTTTGCCGGTCATTCTCGAGTACAACGACTATGAGCAGACCTATTCTGACAACTGGTGGGAAAAGCTGAAGCACGGCACAGCGGCCTACGGTGTGTTCTGGAACCCGGAGAAGGAAAACGGCGTCGGGGATGTGGACATTCGGCCTATTGATCTCCTGAAGATCTTCTGGGAGCCGGGCGTGACGGACATTCAGGATTCGAAGAACCTGTTCGTCGTGGAGCTGGTGGACGAAGAGACGCTGGATGCACAGTATCCGGAGTATGCCGGGAAGATGCGCGGAAACGCCATCGACGTGAAACAGTACATTTACGACGATACGGTCGACACGTCGGAGAAATCCGTGGTTGTGGACTGGTATTACAAGGTCAAGACGCCGGGCGGCGCGACGGCGCTGCACTATGCCAAGTTCGTTGGGGATGTTCTGCTCTACGCAAGCCAGAACGATCCGGAGTACGCGCAGACGGGATTCTATTCTGATGGACAGTATCCGGTCGTGCTGGATGTGCTCTACCCCGAGAAGGGCACTCCGGCGGGGTTCGGCTACGTTTCGATCTGCAAAGACCCGCAGATCTATATCGATTCTCTGAGCGGGAACATCTTGGAGAACGCGATGATGACCACGAAGAAGCGGTTCTTCGTCTCGTCGTCCACGAATGTCAACGAAGACGAGCTGATGGACTGGAAGAAGCCGGTTGTGCGCGTGGAAGGGACGCTGGACGACAAGCGGATTCAGGAGATCCAGCTGACGCCGATGAGCAGCATTTATTACAACGTCCTGCAAATGAAGATCGAAGAGATGAAGGAGACGGCCTCGAACCGCGACGTCTCGAACGGATCGACCGGCTCCGGCGTGACGGCGGCTGCGGCCATTGCAGCGCTTCAGGAGGCGGGCAACAAGGCGTCGAGAGATATGATCTCCGCGTCGTATCGCACGCATGTGAAGATCGCGAAGATGGTGATCGAGCGCATCCGGCAGTTCTACGACGAGGCGCGGGCCTTCCGCGTGACGGCGCCGAACGAGCAGGGATATGACTTCACGACGCTCTCCAACGCCGGTCTGCGGGATCAGGCAATCGGCATTGACCATGCGACGCAGGAGGTGCTTTACCGGAAGCCGGTGTTCGACCTCAAGATCAAGGCGCAGAAGAAGAACCCGTTCTCCCGGATGGAGCAGAACGAGCGGGCGAAGGAGTTGTATGCGGCGGGATTCTTCAATCCGGAACAGGCCCAGCCCGCATTGATCGCGCTGGAGATGATGGAATTCGAGGGCATCGACAAGATCAAGGAACAGGTCGCGCAGGGGCAGACGCTTTTGAACATCATAAACCAGATGACGGCGCAGATGGAACAGTTGGCTGCGATGGTGGCGATAACGACCGGCGGCAATCCTTCGACGGTGCAGCCGCCCGGCAGCACGTCCGCGCCGAAGCAGAGCGTGGGCGGCAGCGGGATCGCCGACGCGGTGACAAAGGCGCAGACGCCGATGACAGACTATGGGACGCGGCTGGCACAGCGGAGCAAGCCTGACATGGATTCCGGCAGCGATGCGGCGGCGGTGACGAGATGACGAGGGTCTATCTGGAACGGGATGGGAACCTCTACACGCTGTCGGCACAGGGGCACGCGACCGGGAGCGTGGAGATCTGTGCGGCGGTATCGGCACTGATCCAGACGCTTCGGTGCTATCTTATGGGCAGAGAGGCAATGATCTACGACCGCATGACGGACGGCGCGGCATTTTTGACGTTCCGGATCGACGATCCGGCCCCGTTTGACATGGTGTGCTGCGGCCTCCAGTGTTTGGAGAAGACCGCACCCGATAAAATTTCCGTAGAAATTCAGGAAATATCCTGATTTACGGGGTGAAAACCCCTTGCAAATCCATCATACTGATACTGTCCTCCTGATCGTGCTCCGTGGCGGACTATGTTTCTACGATCTCCACAAATCGAACACGGGCGGTCTTCCACGGAGCATTGCAGGAGGAACACGGCACACGGGGCCGTATACCCGCGATTGGAGGTACACTATGAATACTTTTTCTTTCTGGCTGCATCAGTTTGAGGGCGGGGACGGCGGAGCCGCAGCGCCCGCAGCCGGGACGATGGGCGATTCCCAAAGCGCAGCTCCCGTGAACACCCAGCGGGGCAAATCGGGCGAAAACGTGCTCTACGGCAAGCAGGCCGTGACTGACACGCAGGATGCGCCTTCCGACGCCGGGAAGGCAGAGACGGACGTCAAGGTGACGTCAAACACGCTGGAGGAGAAACGCAAGGCGTATCGATCTATGGTCTCCGGGGAATACAAGGACGTATACACCGAGGACACCCAGCGCATCATCAACCGAAGATTCTCTGACATGAAAGCCTTGCAGACGCAGCTGGACGATGCGAAGCCGGTTTTGGACGCGCTCCGGGAACGCTACGGCGTGGAGGACGCGAAAGACCTTCTCAAAGCCATTGACAGCGACCATGCGTACTGGGCGGAAGCCGCCGACGAAGCGGGCATGAGCGAACAGCAGTACCGCGAGTTCGTCCGGATGCGCCGCGAGAACGAGGCGTTCCGCCGGGCGGCAGAAGAACAGGAAGGGCAGAAGCAGGTACAGGCGCAGGTACAGCAGTGGATGCAGGACGCGGAAGTGCTTCAGCAGAAGTTCCCGCAATTTGACCTGTCTGTGGAGATGGAGAATCCGACGTTCATGTCGATGCTCAAGGCCGGGACGCCGGTGGAGCATGCGTACAAGGTGATGCACTTCGACGAGATCATGTCCGGCGCGATGCAGCAGGCCAGCATACGGACGGAAAAGAATGTGACGGATAACATTCGCGCCCGTGGAAACCGGCCTGTGGAGAACGGAACGGCGCGGCAGAGCGCATTTACCATCAAGGACGATGTTTCCAAGCTGACCAAGAAGGATCGCGCGGAGATCGCCCGCAGAGCTGCGAGAGGGGACATTATCACATTCTGACCCTTTCGCGAGAAAGGAGAATTATGAAAAATCTTTATGAACTCGTTGCCTTTGACCTGAGAATGTTCGACGGCAACACGAACGTCACGACGGACGTCGGTCTGAGTGACGAAATGAAAACATACTATTCGGACTATCTGATCGACCTGACGGAGCCGAAGCTGGTACACGATCAGTTCGGCCAGAAGCACCCAATCCCGAAGAACGGCGGCAAGACCATCGAATTCCGCAAGTATGACCCGCTGCCCAAAGCGCTCACGCCGCTCAAGGAAGGTGTGACCCCGGATGGCCGGAAGCTCACGATGTCTGTTCTGACCGCGAAGGTGGAGCAGTACGGAGACTATGTCGAGCTGTCTGACATCCTGCTGCTGACCGCGATCGACAACAACCTCGTCCAGGCGACGAAGCTGCTCGCCTCTCAGGCTGGCCGGACGCTGGACACCATCACCCGCGAAGTGCTCGCCGGTGGCACGAACGTCCTCTACTCCGGCGGCAAGAAAGACCGCTCGGAGCTGACCGGCGGCAGCGCGACGGAAAGCGAGAACTGCTACCTGACGATTGACGACGTGCGCAAGGCCGTCCGCTATCTGAAGGTGCAGAACGCGGAGCGCATCAACGGCAACTTCGTCGGCATCATCCATCCGGACGTGTCCTATGACTTCATGAATGACCCGAAATGGGTGAACGTGAAGACCTACTCCGACCCGGAGGGCATCTATGAGGGCGAGATCGGCAAGATCGAGGGCGTCCGCTTTGTAGAGAGCACCGAGGCGAAGATCTTTGCCGGTGAAGACCTTGCGTCTGACAGCCGGACGCTGCTGGTGAATGGTGCGATCTCTTCGGCGACGAAGGAAGTCACCTTCAACGGCGGCACGGTCGCCGCGAACGCGCTTGCTGGCCGCATGATCCTGATCGGCGACACGCTGTGCGAGGTCGTATCCAACACGGCCACGAAGATCACGCTGAAGGAGAACATCTCCAGCGCGGCGGACAACGCCGTGATCTCGCCGGGCGAGGGCGGCAAGGGCGGCAGAAGCGTCTATTCCACGCTGATCCTCGGGGACAACGCCTACGGCGTGACGGAGCTGACCGGCGGCGGTCTCCAGCATATTGTGAAGCAGCTCGGCTCTTCCGGTACGGCTGACCCGCTGAACCAGCGCGCGACTGCTGGCTGGAAGGCGACGAAGACGGCGGAGCGCCTTGTCGAGCAGTACATGATCCGCATTGAATCTGCCTCGACCTTTGAATCCGCAGCAAACTGAGACCATGCCCGCCCCTTCGGGGGCGGGTAACAGACAAGGAGGAACATGATGGCAAACAAACCGCAGGACATGAATGAGCTTGTCCCCTTCTTCGCGTTCCGGGACAACGACAAATACAAGGACGACATTTTCGTCGGCTGGAACGGCAAGGGTTATCAGATCCAGCGCGGCAAACAGGTGATGATCCCGCGCGGCGTCTACAACATCCTGATTCGCTCGATGCGGCAGGACGAACGGACGGCGGAACTGATGGCAAGTCAGGCGCGGCAGTATGCCGAGAAATCCGGCGCACTTCATTAATATCGTCCGCGAAACCACCACGAATGGCACTACGACACGGCGTAGGGAGTATTTAGGCTCTCTGCGCCGTTTTTCTGCAAAGGAGGGAAGAAATTGACCGTACAGAGCGCAATTACAATGGCGCGGAACCTGAAACAGGTGGACGAGACACACTATCCGGACTCGATGCTGCTGCAATTCCTCAACGAAGTGGAGGGCAAGGTACAGACCGAAGTATTGATGATCGCCCCGGAGGACACGGTGCGCTACGGCGCGGATGATCTGACGAGCGAGATGATCGTCACGGCGCCGCACGACAAGCTCTATTACGTCTATCTGATGGCGATGATCGATTTCGTCAACGGAGAATATGACCGGTATACCAATTCGATGAACCTCGCGAACGCCCATATCACGGAATGGGCGGCATGGTACAACCGGACGCACCGCAGAGGAAAGCCGGAAGAGCTGGGGATCTACTTCTCGGCGTATGGGATCGCCGTGAAGCATGGCTACATCGGCACGGAGGAAGAATGGCTCGCGTCGCTGAAGGGCGATCCGGGCGAGCCGGTCGTCATCCGGTTCGACCAGACTTCCGGGCAGCTCCAGTGGAAGTATCAGAACGAGAGCACATGGCATGACGTTCTCTCGCTGGAAGAGCTGCAAGGGGCGCTAGTGTCCTCGACGATCGCACAGGCACAGGAGGCCAAAGACGCGGCGGAGGCGGCGCAGGCGGCTGCGGAGGCCGCAAGCAGCGCGTCGCAGGAAGCGTCGGAACACATGGCCTATATCGGAGAGAACGGAAACTGGTATCAGTGGAGCGCCGGGGAAGGGAAAATGGTCGATTCCGGTGTCAAGGCGCAAGGCCCCATCGGCCAGACCGGCCCGCAAGGCGAGACAGGCCCACAGGGCGTTCAGGGTATTCAGGGCAAGCAAGGAGAAAAGGGCGAAACTGGCGCGACCGGTGCGACCGGCCCGCAGGGCATCACGCCCACCATCGGGGAGAATGAGAACTGGTATCTCGGAAATGTTGACACCGGGAAGCCATCCCGAGGCCGTCAAGGCGAGAAAGGCGAGAAAGGCGAGAAAGGCGAGACCGGGGCAAAGGGCGAAACTGGCGCAACGGGAGCGACAGGCCCACAGGGCGAACAGGGGCCGAGAGGGCCGCAAGGTTTGCAGGGCGTTCAGGGCGAACCCGGAAAGGGATTGACCATCTCGGGCTACTACGCGACGGCGCAGGCTCTGGCCGCTGCGGTGACGAATCCAACGTCTGGTGACGCTTACGGCGTGGGCACGGCGGAGCCGTATGACATTTACATCTACGACGGCGTGACCCATGCGTGGGTGAACAACGGCCCACTGCAAGGCGCGAAGGGAGACACCGGCGTCGGCGTGGCGGATGTGACGTTTGACGACGATGTTATGACCGTCAATTTGACGTCCGGCGCGCACTACTCCTCCGGCAGCCTGCGAGGGCCACAGGGCGTGAAAGGTGACGCTGGTGCGAAAGGTGAAAAGGGAGACCCCGGTGCACAGGGCGAAAAAGGCGCAACCGGCGCAGCCGGTGCACCCGGCGCGGATGGAATTACCCCGACGATTGGAGCGAACGGCAACTGGTTCTTGGGCAGCACTGATACTGGGAAACCCTCCCGAGGGGTGAAGGGCGAACAGGGCGCACAGGGGCCGCAGGGCAAACCCGGCGCACAGGGCGAAAAAGGAGACACCGGGGAAAAGGGCGAGCCGGGTGCGGCTGGCGCGCCCGGTGCGGACGGCATTACCCCGACGATTGGTACAAATGGAAATTGGTTCTTGGGCAGCACCGACACCGGAAAACCATCTCGCGGCGAAAAGGGCGAACAGGGCGAGACGGGGCCGAGAGGGCCGCAGGGCGCGCAGGGTGTGAAGGGCGACACCGGCGCGCAAGGTCCGACAGGTGCGCAGGGACCCACCGGGCCGA